TAAGAAATGCATACAAGAATTATCAGCTGACCGTTCATGGGGAGGGTGTTACTTCTATGTCAAAGATGAAAAGTCTCTTACCATGGTAAAGATGTTTTTAGGCAGTGAAATCGGCAGAATAGACCGTGTAATCAATGTAATTCCAGCTTAAACAGAACAATCTCCTTAGAAGCTAAATTAGCTAAATATACGAACGGCGGATTAGTATGGGTACGTTATTAATCTTACAGCTTGGACATATATGAAAATTACAGAACTATTCAATAATACATCAAAGAACATAGATGATGAACTTGGGCTAGATAAGATTGGGTTGAATAAAAAACCTGATGATCATAGCGCAGCAGATGATGAGTATTCATTTGATCTTGCTGAAGACATTATCTATTTCATGCACAACAACGATGATTTTTATCGTAAAAAATTCTTTCCCACATTAAACTTATGTAAGAAACAGTTTGATCAAGGTCAATCATTTTCGCATAGAGTGTTTAAACCAGTTGTTACAAAAGCATATAGTATATACAAAGACGAATTTCCTCTAAGAGAACTTAGAGACGAATTAGATAAAGAAATGATTGAAGAAATTTGTAAGAAAATTCACGAATCTGAGATGAAAAATATGCGTGAAGGGGCTTACAAATGATTTTAAACGAAGGCGGCAACATTTGGCCTGAGAGTACTGATTACGAACAAACGGCTGAAATAATTGACGGATTGGTTCAGACCACTGAAGAGTTTGTTAGTGAAATTGGACTAAAGATTTATGTTATTGGTAGTAGTGCCACGCCTACGCAAAATGTATATTTAGGCGGAGAACTTATTGGTATCTATAGAGAACGTGAACAAAAGTTTATTCCGGTTAAAACATATGCAGACAAGTATAACACAGGTGAATTGCCACAAGGCATTGAACTAAAGCCAAAAAGATCAGGCGATTTGGATGTTATGGCAGATTTAAATGACGCTGCTAAATTCTTTAAGACTAACGATGGCAAAACAACACGCCAAGCATTAGATGATTTCTTAAAAGCAAAAGGGTTAAAAACTCATAAAGCCGGCGTAACAGTCCACACACTTGTTCCTTATGGTGAAGGGTTTTATCAAGTGGACATTAAAATTGTTCCTAAAGCAGAAATTGTAAGTAGATTCCATCACCACGCTATCCCACCAGGCAGTCCATACAAAGGTGTTAACAAGCAAATGATGATTAATACACTTGCTAGTAGTGGTGGATTTTTGTGGAGTCCAGACGAAGGTCTTTACAAACGTGATGCTGCTGGTAAGAAGGCAGAGTTTATTAGTGATGATTTAAATGTTATTGCTCAAACATTACTTGGCCCAAATGCAAATGCAGATAGTTTAGGCAGTGTTGAAAGTATAATGGATGCTATTCCAGACGAAGCAAAACGTAATGAAATTTTTGACAAAGCAAAAGCATCTAGTAGTTGGCAAGCCGCAACTCCCACAGTTGGTACTAACGAATGGTTTAGTCGCACACTAAGGATGTTGAAATGAGATTAAGAGAACTATTTGAAGCAGCTCCACCTAAAGTAGGTCGCAAGTATCAACACATTGAAGACTTGACATTTACAAACGGTAGTGAAGGCGCCCACCATGCAGTTGAACGTTTACGTAGCATGGGTGACCAAGCTGGTTCAATTGAATTAAAATGGGATGGTAGTCCAGTAGTGTACTGGGGCCGTGACGAAAACGGTGCTTTCCATTTATTCCCCAAAAATGCATGGGACTATTTAAAACGTGGTACAACACAAACTAAGAGTGGTGTTAGTACTGAGATGAATGGACCGGAAGACATTAGAAATTTTATTTTAGGTACTGGTAATACAGAACCTGGTAAAGAAAAACAACGTCAAAATTACGCTAATCAGTTAGCAAGTTTATGGAATTACTTTGAAAAAATTAGCCCAGAGGCAGGATTTATTGAAGGTGGCCTTTTATTCCACCCAGGTCAGCCAGCTGTACTAAATCCCAAAACTGGTGATTACGATTTTACACCAAACATTACTAGTTTTCACATTCCAGCAGACAGTGACTTAGGCAAGAGGATCAGAACTGCTAAAGTTATGGTAGCTGCAACTGGCTATTATGAAACAATGGGCACCAGTGATGAGACACGTTACCCCAATGCAGAAGAATTAAGTACTCCTGATGTTATTGTACAAGGTACAACGTATGTTGAAGAAGCTCCTGGCGTAGATCATAACGAACTAGACCAAATTGAACAATACATTGATACTAATGCAGGTGCAATTGATGCATTCTTAGCTCCTAAGCCAGGACTTAGTAAAGTGGGTGACATACTATACACGTTCTTTAATCAGAATTTACGTGTTGCTGGTGTTAAAAACAAATTTGAATCTTGGGTTAATGATCAAATAGCGGCTAAAAAGATGTCAGCAGCGATGGCACAAAAAGTATTATCTGATCCAGGTTTAGATACTATACTAACTACTGTTGAAATGATAACCTCTGCCAAAATGAATTTAATTTCTGCATTAGGCGCTGGCACACATAGCGGCATTAAGCAAACTAAACCTGAAGGTTATGTACAAGCGCACCCAGGCGGGGAATTTAAACGAGATATACCAGGACAGTTTGTCAAGGCAATTGATCAAGCTAATTGGTCTCCAAGGAAAGACTAATGAGATTACGTGAACTATTAATAGAAAATTTAGATCGTACTGGCGAAAACAAGAGTGCAGTTGTTGGCTGGGGCCGTGGAATGGGACACAAGGGTCACATGATGTTGGCTAGTAGTGTATTGACACAGGCTAAAGATGACGGCGCTGATCCTTATTTTGTAATTAGCAAAACAATGGGTAAGGATGATCCACTAAGTCCAGACGAGAAATTAGGAATTTATAATCAAGTATTTCCAAATAATCCCAAAGTGTTTAACACAGCAACAGATGAAATGCCTGATTTAAATAGAGTTCTTAAAAAGTTAGCCACTATGGGCTATGGTAATGTTACTGTTGTTGTGGGAGCAGATCAAGTTAATGCGTTCCAATATCTAGTACGTCCAGACAAGTCTGGTGTTGAACCGTATAAACAGTTTGGCTTAGATGATTTAAAAGTTATTGCACGTCAAGAAACAAATGATCCAAGTCGTGAAGAAGAAGGACCACGTGCCACTCCAATGCGTCAAGCATTGCTAGATCCTAATATGAGCGACGAGGACAAGTTTCAAGTTTGGCGTGATGCAATGAATCCAGAAATTGACGATGATAAAGTCAAACAACTAATGCAAACTGCATTACAACGTATGCAAGACTTTGCAAAGCCCAAAGTAAGAGTAAAGAAAGACAAAATGGCAATAGAAAACTCCCGTAATCCAGACTTAATGAGCCCAGGCGATTATGATCGTTATCAGCAAGGTCAAATGGACTACGAAAAACGTGATTTCAAACGTAGAGAAATGGAACACGAATTAGGTCATGAAGATGAATGGCAACGTCAGCAAGATTCCAAACCAGTAATGGTTGGTATGTATTTTTATAACGTGCCAACTGGTAAGGAAGACGAAGCAGCCAGCTACGGAGTCAAACAAACTAAAAGTGGTAAGTGGGCCAAAACAAAATACAATAAGAGCGGACGCACATGGGGATTCCAAAAAGACCTTGCAGATAAAGCATTTGGACAGGGTAGATATTGGGAACCAAAAAAAGAATCTAGAGTTGGTGAAGAAGCAGCCGGTGTTGGGATTGTTACCAAACAAAACTCAACTGCTGATGTTGGTCCTGGCACACTAAACAAAATGCTAAAAGCATTTAAACTATAATGAAGCAATATAGGATCACTACACAGGATTTAAACACGGATAGTAACGAAGATTGCTATCTTGCTCCTGATGATCCTATTCATGAACTAAAAGCACTTGCAGGCTTAGGTGGTGGTTTAGGCGGACAAGCTAAACTACAAGAATACAGGGGCATGAAAGGAAGTAATATCAGCGCAACGGGTGACAATAAAGGCGCCTTAATGAAGCAACATGATATTAAACCAGGCACACCCGAGTGGTTTAAATTATGGTTCTCAAGACCATATCTAACTGGTGAAAAACCAATAGATTAATAAACCAATAAATACACTATAATGGAGAAATACAATGAGTTTTGATTTTGACTTTACATTAGAAAAAGTAGCAGCTTGTATTAGCAAAAATAAAGATCCTGAACCGTGGTTTAAAGCATTAATGGAACATTTACCACAGTTTGAGATTAATACTCCAGCTAGAGTTGCTGGATTTATTTCACAATGCCAGCACGAAAGCGGTGATTTTAACTTACTACAAGAAAACTTAAATTACGGTGCTAAAGGATTACGTGGCACATTTGGTAAGTATTTCCCAACAGACGATATTGCAACGCAATACGAACGCAAGCCAGAAATGATTGCTAATCGTGTATATTCAAGTCGCATGGGCAATGGAGATGAAACTAGCGGAGAAGGCTGGAAATATCGAGGACGTGGCTTACTACAATTAACTGGTAAGAGCAACTATACGCAATGTAGCCATGATTTATTCCATGATGATACACTAGTAGAAGATCCAGATCTTTTACGTACACCAGAATATGCAGTACTAAGTGCTTGCTGGTTCTGGAAGAAAAACAATTTAAACGCAATTTGTGATACTGGCGATGTAGTAGCACTAAGCAAACGTATTAACGGTGGAACAATTGGTCTTGATGACCGTATTTCACACTGGAATCATTGTTTGGAAATTTTAGAAAGCTAATATGAAGTTGTGGGAAATATTACAAGAAGATGCAACTCCTGGTGCTACAAGTGCCGGGAGTATTGCTACGGTTGTAAGCCCACACTTGGCAATTGGCAATAAGAAGACGCGAAACAAGTACGGAAGGGGTGGTAAGCCACGACCTCCTAAAGCAAAACAAGCGAAAAACAAAGACGGAACAGCGAAAAATGCACTTGATATCAAGGGCAATATTTTTGGCGGCAAGCTCGTAAAACGCTAAATACAACGATAACGGAGTTTACTATGCACATGGATATGCAACCACAAGATGATATGAATGGCTTACCAGGCGGCGAAAGAGACCGTGAAGGTGCTATGGCCAAAGCTGACTTGTACAAGTTAGCAAATTACAGTTTAAAACTATTTAAAATGATGGAAGCTAATACACAACTAGAAGGTTGGGTACAAGCTAAAATCACTAAAGCAGCTGATTATGTCGCTAGCGTGTACCACTATATGGAATACGAAATGAAGTTTAGCGAATACGGTCAAGCAATTGATGATAGCGATGTCTACTCAGAAAGCCAAAAACGTGCCCTACGTGGTAAGTTAATGGAAGCTAAAGAAAAAATCAAAGATCTTAAAAAAGCTCAAGCTGAAAAAGTTAAGAAGAAAGACGAAAAAGTTGAAGAAGCTAGTGGCGTCCGTGCAACAGATAAGAAGAAAGGCAAAGTTGAAAAATCTGAAAAGAAACAATACTTTGTTAAGTTAGAAAAAGACGGTGCAACAAAAGGTATGACTATTACTGCTGACGAAGGCGAAGCGCAAAGTGAAGTGCGTGATCGTGCCGCACGTGATGCACGTAGTGGTGGTTGGACAGTGGCTAGCATTCGTCTTAAAGATAGCGGCTCAGGTGAAGAGTTAGACGAAGCTAAAAAGAAAGGTGATGGTAATTTAGCTAACAATGCCAAACCATATGACAAAGTAACACGTGGTGATGTAATTGCTGGTCGTCTTGGTAAGGATGAAAAGGGCGGCAAGAAAATTAAAGAAACTGCCATAGGAGCCATTGGCAAGGCTGCTGGTGCCGGCGCAGCAGCGTTAGGTGCTCAGAAAAAATCTGGTATTCCAGCAACAGCAACAACTACAGTTCCGGGTATGCGAGCAACTGACGCAGATTTAAAGAACGCAAATTCCAGTGCAGCACTTGGTGAAGGTAAATGTAATCACACTGCCAAAGGCAAAAAATGTCCAGTACACGGCTTAAAAGAATGCAGTATGGAAGAAGGTAAGAAGCCAGCTTTCTTAGACAAGAAAGAAACAATGAAAAAATCCGTTGCTGACAAGAAAGATACTGCACCAAAAAAAGGTGTTAACCCATTTGCGAAGAAATAACATGGACATGAAGAAACTCCTATCCATTGTTGATAACAGTGGAACTAAAGAAAAAACAGTAATCACTGAGGGTACTAACATGGCTCAACAAATGGTCATGCAACAGTATTCTAAACCTCAACAAACTGTTCCAAAATTTAAAAGCAACATTAACGAATATTTAAAAGTAGTTAATAATGAAATGCTAAGTTCATTACAAGAACAACAAGAGCAGAAAAAGATAGAAGTTAAAAAGATTGTCAATCGTGTGTTAACTCGTATGGACGAGAGTAAAACTGTTAAAGCAACTGCACCTAAGCCACGCAATTTTGTAGCTAAAAATGCAACAACTAGCGGTTCTGGAGCACATAAAGATAAAAAGAAAGCCGACAAGCAAGGCGATGTTAAACACAAAGCCAAAGCACTAGAGCTTGCTGAGCTACGTACTGAAGTAAAAGATAAAGATGGCAATGTCACTAGCTGGAAAGATGAAGGCGAGTGGAAGAAAGCAGAAAAGAATAAAGACGGGAAAGAGAAAGATCCACGTGGTAAAGTTGCTAACTTGAGCGATAAAGCTCGTCGTGAAACAGAAAAGACTAAAAAAGAACTTGCAGAAAGCTACGGCAGTGTAGAAGTTGGTGCTCCAGTTAAAGTATACAGCAACGTACTAAAGAAAGCAGTATTTGGTAAAGTTGTTAAACTTAAAGAAGGTCGTGCTTATATTCAATATGACAATACTAAAATTGTTATGGGACACCCAATTGAAACTGTTCAATTAAACGAAGCGGCTGCGGCTGCGGCCGGTACAAAAGTTGCTACCGCAACAGGCGGTAAACTAGCCAGTAGATTAATTCCAGGTTTAGGTGCAGCAGTGGGTGCATATGATGCGTATGATCGTGCTAAGAAAGGTGATTATATTGGTGCTGGCTTATCAGGTCTTGGAGCAGTAACAAGTTTTATTCCAGGAATTGGAACAGCGGCTACAATGGGACTTGCCGGCGCACAGCTAGCAAGAGATTATAAAGTAAAGACTGGTGCATTTGCTCCAGACGAGGCAGAAGCGGGCGCAGATGCTGCTACGCAAACAGCAACACCTGCTCCAGCGCCTGGAGCGATGACTCCAAACCCAAAAACACCAGCTGCGGCTCCAGCTATTAAAGATCCAACGGCTCTACAAAAAGAATTAATTGCTGTTGGTGCAGATCTTGGACCAACAGGTGCAGATGGAAAAATTGGCAAATTAACTAAGGCTGCTATGGCAGATCCAAAGTATGCTGAGATTGTTAAGAAGTACACAACTTCTCCAACACAAACAGCAACACCAGCTGCAAACAATGGCTCACCTATGGCAGCGGCCGTTAGGGCAGTTACGCCAGCGATGGCAGCAGTAGCTAGACAAGCAACTAAATAAACAGAATTTAAGGAAAATAAAATGGACTTACGAGCACTTATAAACAGAATGGATCAAATTGAATCCAAACCTTCTTTACAGGAAGCGTTAACATTAGCCGACGTTGCTGCCGCTGAAAAACAAGCCGCAGATGCTGCCGCCGCTGTTAAACAAAAGGGCGGGTTTGCTGGATTTACTGGGTGGGATCCACAAACTGCTGGCGACATTGCACTATCTGGATTAGCCACAAAAAATGGCCTTCCAGGTTTAATGAACAGCAAAGGTGAATTTGTTGTTGCAGGTGATGGAAAAGAAAAACCAAAAAAAGCTCCACCAAATGGTGACGACACTAAAGCATTGCAAGCAGCTGGTCTTATTTCAGGCAATGCACAAGGTCCAAGTGGAGTTGCAAACTTCTTAAGTGGTGGTAAAGCACAAACAGATTTTGCTACAAAAAAACAAGACTCAATGAAAACAAATGCTACTAATACTAGCAACGCAATGATTAAGGACCTAATTCCAAAAATCACAGCATTATTGGACCAAGCAGAAAAAGAAGCGGCAGGCTCTGGTAGCCCAATGGCTGGTGTTAGAGAAACTATATCATTCTCTAGTGGAATTGCAAAAGCTCTAGCAGAAAGTTTAGGCTACAATCTTAAAGAAGGCGCAATGGAAGAACTTGCACCACTAATGGCTCAAGTTGCAGACATTGAAGATCCTGCATTGAAACCATTACAAGACAGATATGCAGCATTAATGAACAAACCAGCCGCTGGGGCGGCGCAAGGTGTTGGAAGAACACCAGGCGGTGCTCACGATGGTCAAGGTGGCACAACTCCAGGACAAGCGGCAACACCAGCAGCGGGTGCTTCTACACAAGGAGCTGAAGCAAGTGCAAAATTCAAAGCAGAGAAACTTGCTAGATTAAAAGAGATCACTGCAAAATTGCAAGCAAGTGCAAGCAAGTCGCCAGGCAAAGGTGCAGCAGCGGCTTCAGCAGATTCAGGATCGGTCAAAATGAAAAAGTACGGTGGATACGGTCAAGGCTTAGCTTCTGATCCAATTAGCGCAAATGCTCGTCCTCAAACTATAGAAAATATGAGTGAAGCAGAAAAGTATGCTGCCATTCGTGATCGTCTATTGTCAATTGAATCTAGAGTTGACGAAGGCCCATTAGATTTACTCAAAGCTGCCGGTACAGGTATTAAAGGTATGTATCAAGCTGCAAAAACAGGTTTATCAGGTGCTCCAGTAGCAACTGGCAAGCTAACAAAAGGTGGTGCGGCACAGGTAACTGGTCAAGGTTCACAGAAGTTTGCCAAGCAATTAGCAACAATGCCAGCTGCTCAAAGAGGTGCGTATAATGCAGCCAAAGTTGTAAAAAATAATCCAGTTAAAACTGCACTTGCAGCAACCGCAGCAGGTGCTGCAACAGGGTATGCATTAACTGACAAGCCTGGCGAGGCTCCAACTCCAGCTCCAAGTCCAAGTCCAAGTCCAAGTCCAAGTCCGGCGCCAAGTCCAAGTCCGGCTCCAACACCATCTCCGGCTCCGACACCAACTCCAGCAGAAACAGATGTAGATGATATCAAAGCATTGACTGCTGAGATTGATGCAATTGAAAAAGAATTAATGGGTTCTGATGGAAGTGCTTTCCAAGATGATCCAGAAATCCAAAAAGCAATTGCTGATGCTAAGGCAGCAGCCGGTGGTGCTAGTGCAAATCAAACATTTGCTCCAGAGTAATAACTAAGAACAAAATGGCAGATTTATTCTGCCATTTTTGTCTTTAAAATTTCTTAGGTGTTGACACACACGGATAATTAATATATAATAGGCTATGTAAAGGAGAATCAATATGTCAGGTCGTAATTACGGTGCAGAAGAAAAGGCAAAACTAGAAAGATTGATTAGTGAAGGTTCTACAGTACTTCGCGAAATTGAAGATTTATCAGAAGGCTTAAAAGAAACAGTTAAGGCAGTGGCAGAAGAACTCAATGTAAAGCCCAGCGTTATTAATCGTGCAATTAAAATTGCACACAAGGGCGACTGGTCTAGCCACAATGAAGATTGGGCAGAGATTGAAGCAATTCTTGATATCACTAAACGTATCTAATAAATATTGCTAGGAAAGGTCGGCGGGCCATAAACCGCAACATAGGTGTTTGTCAGCCGCAAATGACATAAGGAGAGATATGAGTTATGTAGACGCATGGTTCGATAGAGACAATGACGTTGTCAAAGTTGTTGAACGCAATAAGGACGGCAAGAGGGAATTTAAAGACATCCCAGCCCGTTATTCATTTTACTACGATGATGCAAAAGGAAAACACCAAAGTATACACGGTACTCCAGTTAGCAAAGTTGTTTGTAAAACACAAAAAGATTTCCGCAAGGAAATGGCAATACACTCCAACAAGAAATTATACGAAGCAGATATTAATCAAGTATTTGTATGTTTGAGTGAAAATTACATCAATGCAGAACCGCCAAAGCTACACGTAGCATGGTTCGACATTGAGGTGGACTTTGATCCAGAAAGAGGCTACGCAAGTCCTGATGATGCGTTTATGCCAATTACTGCGGTTGCTGTTCACCTACAATGGTTAAACACAATGATTTGTTTAGCAGTTCCTCCAAAGACCATGACGATGGAGCAAGCAAAAGAATCAATCAAAGATATTCCAGATACTATGCTTTTTGAAACAGAAGCAGAAATGTTAGATACGTTTTTGGATATTATCCAAGACGCAGACATTTTAAGTGGATGGAACAGCGAGGGATTTGATATCCCGTATACAGTTAATCGTGTAACTAAAGCATTAAGCAAAGAAGATACAAGACGCTTTTGTTTGTTTAATCAATTTCCAAAACGTAGAGAGTATGAGAAGTTTGGCAAACAAGCCGTAACGTATGATCTTATTGGTCGTGTACATTTGGACAGTTTAGAATTGTATCGCAAATATACATATGAAGAACGACATACTTATCGATTAGATGCTATTGGAGAAATTGAAGTTGGTGAAAACAAAGTTCCATATGAAGGAACGTTAGATCAACTTTATAATCAAGACTTCCAAAAGTTTATTGAATACAACAGACAGGATACTGCACTGTTGGATAAAATGGATAAGAAGTTAAAGTTTATGGATCTAGCCAACACACTAGCACATGAAAACACAGTTGTTCTACAGACAATTATGGGTGCTGTAGCTGTTACTGAACAAGCAATTATTAACGAAGCACATCGTAGAGGCATGGTTGTGCCTAATCGTGTTAAGATGGCTGAACGTGAAAATACAGCGGCTGCTGGTGCGTATGTTGCACATCCAAAAGAAGGCTTACAAGATTGGATTGGTTCACTAGATATTAACTCATTGTATCCGTCAGCAATTCGTGCATTAAACATGGGGCCAGAAACAATTGTTGGACAGTTGCGGCAAACAATGACACAAAACTATATTGACGGCTTAATGGCAAAAGGTAAAAGTTTTGCTGGTAGTTGGGAAGGTGTGTTTGCGGCATTAGAATACACCGCAGTAATGAATCAAGAAGTGGGCACTGAAATTACAATTGATTGGGAAAACGGGGACAACGATGTACTAAGTGCTGCCGAAGTTTATAGATTAATTTTTGAAAGTAAACAACCCTGGGTGCTAAGTGCTAACGGTACTATTTTTACATACGAGAAAGAAGGTATTATTCCTGGCTTGTTGAAGCGTTGGTACAGTGAACGTAAGGAAATGCAAGCCAAACTAAAAGATGCTATCAAAGCAGGAAATAAAATTGAAGAAGAATATTGGGATAAACGACAACTGGTTAAGAAGATTAACCTAAATAGTTTGTACGGTGCTATTCTTAACAGTGGTTGTAGATTCTTTGATAACCGTATTGGTCAGTCAACTACACTAACTGGGCGCACTATCTGTAAACATATGGCTAGTAAAGTTAATGAGATTATTACAGGTGATTATGATCATGTGGGCAAAGCCATTATTTACGGTGATACTGACTCATGTTATTTTTCAGCGTATAAAACTTTGAAGAAAGATATTGATAACGGATCATTACCATGGAGTAAAGAAACTGTTGTTTCATTATACGATCAGATTGGTGAAGAAGTTAACAGTACATTCCCACAGTTCATGTTAGATAGTTTTCACTGTCCCAAATCTCGTGGTGAAGTTATTAAAGCTGGTCGTGAAATTGTTGCTAGTAAAGGTTTGTTTATCACAAAGAAGCGTTATGCTGTATTGTATTACGATAAAGAAGGCAAACGTAGTGATGTAGATGGTAAGCCTGGTAAAATCAAAGCTATGGGTTTGGATTTGAAACGTAGTGATACTCCTGTGTTTATTCAAAACTTTTTAAGTGATATATTAGAAAAAGTGCTAACTGGTGCAACTGAAAAAGAAGTATTAGAACATATTACTAGTTTTAGAAGTGAATTTAAAGCTCGCCCTGGTTGGGAGAAAGGAAGTCCAAAACGTGCTAATAACATTGCGGAATATCAAGAGAAAGAAAGGAAAGCTGGTAAAGCCAACATGCCCGGACACGTTCGTGCCAGTATCAACTGGAACACCCTAAAGCGCATGATGGGAGACAAATACAGTCAGCAAATTGTGGACGGTATGAAAGTTATTGTTTGTAAGGTAAAACAAAATCCATTGGGCTATACCAGTGTTGCTTACCCAGTAGATGAATTGCGTTTGCCGCAATGGTTTAAAGATTTGCCTTTTGACCACTCAGAAATGGAGCAATCAATTATTGATAACAAACTTGATAACTTGATTGGTGTATTGAAGTGGGACGTACAAAGCACAGAGGAGAAGAACACGTTTAATAAACTGTTCGAATTTTGATATGAAATTTATTATTGCAGGTTACGGATTTGTAGGCAAAGCAGTTAAGGCTGCTTTAAAATACACTTATGGAACTGAAGTAGTTGATCCAGCACTCACTGAAGTTAAAATTTCAGATCATTATGATGCTGCTGGTATTATTGTTTGTGTTAGTACTCCCAGTGACAATAATGGAGATTGCGATATTAGCAACGTGTTGGACGTTATTAGTCAAACACCAGTTCATATGCCAATCTTGATTAAAAGCACAGTGAGTCCGGACAAACTCAAAGCCATTACAGAAAAGTATCCTGAACATAGTATTGCGTATAGTCCAGAGTTTTTGAGAGCAAGGTCAGCAATTGAAGATTTTGCCAAACAAAAGTATATGATTATTGGCGGTGATGATCCGTTGGATTTTTGGCATTGTGCTTTTAGGGGAGCAATGCCAAACTTGTTAGTGGTACACAAGTGTTCAATTGAAGAAGCTGCCATTATCAAATATGCAACAAATAGTTTTCTAGCAATGAAAGTATCGTTTTTTAATCACATATATGATGTATGTGAGGCAAGTGGACAGGACTTTGATATTGTTAGACACTTAATTTGCCAAGACAATCGAATTGGCACAAGTCACAGCATGGTTCCAGGACCTGATGGTGAAAGAGGTTGGGGAGGGCATTGCTTTCCAAAAGACACGGCAGCGTTTATTCATTACATTAATTCACTAGATCAAAAATTTGATTTATTGGAAACGGTAATAGAGTACAACAAAAAAGTAAAAAAAGGTATTGACACAGGCGTCAATATCAGTTAAAATACAAACTTGGAGACCCATATGAAAAATATTTTACAAGACATCGTAGCACATACACATAGCCTAGGCTTTTTGCCCACAGTTAAAGTTTCTGGTGAGAACGGAGAAACCACTATTGAATCAATGGCAGAAGACCGTAGCGTTATTGTTAATGCTAAAACACACAAGGTAGTTACTGAATTTGCAGGCGTATTTGGTATGCCCAACTTGGACAAATTGGCACTGCACTTGAAAAACCCAGAATACAAAGAAAACGCAAAGATCAACGTTGTTACAAGTCAACGCAACGGCGTGGATATTCCAACAAGTTTGCACTTTGAAAATGTAACCGGAGACTTTGTTAACGATTATAGATTTATGAGTACTGAAGTTATTAACGAAAAGTTAAAAAGCGTCAAGTACAAAGGCAATGGTTGGGATATTGAATTTGAACCATCACTAAGCGCAATTGGTCGTTTGAAGTTGCAAGCGGCTGCACACACTGAAGAAAACGTGTTTCAAGTCAAAACAGACAATGGTAATTTAGTTGTGAGTTTTGGTGATGCAAGTACACACGCTGGTAATTTTGTATTTCAACCAAATGTTGTTGGTAAATTGAAGCACACATGGTCATGGCCAATCAATGCTGTTATTAGTATTCTGAACCTAGATGGGAAGAGCACAGTACGCATTAGTGATCAAGGCGCTATGCAAATTACAGTTGACAGCGGTATTACAGAATACAATTATATTCTCCCAGCTCAATCCAAGTAATGAATACAAACTTAACAGCTACACAAAGCGATTACGCAAAGTTTTTGCCAGCAACGTCGACATTTTATTCGACGTTTGTTGGAAAACAGCGTCATTTTAATTATGTAGATCCCACTCGTATTCCTCCATCATTTGCACATGGTGCGGAGAGTCTAAACTATTTGGATCCAGACAAGGGTGCATTTTATTATCACTGGTGTTTGTATTCAGCTGGACATGCTAACTTAGACTTGAACAAGTTTGATCCAAAAGAGGATATGTTCCGCAACAGAGATCGCAATACAAGTTGGGTGTTGGGTGACTCTGGTGGTTTCCAAATTGGTAAAGGCAAATGGACTGGCGATTGGAAAAATCCCAATTGTCCACGTGCAATGAAAAAGCGCAAACAAGTGTTGGCTTGGATGGACACACTTATGGACTATGGCATGTGTCTTGACATACCAAGTTGGACAGCTAAAAATCCAGAAAGTCCCAAACTAATTGGCATTGGCAGTTATGCAGATGCCGTGAATGGCACTTACATCAATAACGATTACTTTGTTAATAATAGAAACGGTAATTGCAAATTCTTGAACGTGTTGCAAGGCGAGAATCACGGTCAAGCAGATGACTGGTATGATCGTATGAAGAAATATTGTGATCCAAAACAATACGGTGATCGTGCATTTAATGGTTGGGGTATGGGTGGCCAAAACATGTGCGATATTGAACTGGTGTTAAGACGTTTAGTTGAATTACGTTTTGATGGCTTGCTGGAAAAAGGTCATCAAGATTGGATGCACTTTTTAGGTACAAGTAAACTGGAATGGGCTGTATTGCTTACTGATATTCAACGTGCAGTACGCAAGTATCATAATGAGAACTTTAGCATTAGTTTTGACTGTGCAAGTCCTTTCCTAGCAACTGCTAACGGTCAGATTTATATCCAAACAGAAACAGAAGATCGCAAAAAGTGGACATATAGAATGACATCAAGTGCTGATGACAAAAAATATTCTAAAGATACACGACTGTATAAAGATGCAGTTATTCAAGATGGTATTTTAAAAGTATTTGAATCTAGTCCTATTATTGATCAGATCAAACTTAACGAGATTTGCATTTACGGTCCAGGCGATACCAACAAGTTTGGTCAAGTTAATAAAACATCGTGGGATAGCTTTAGTTATGGTATTATGATGGGGCATAATGTTTGGATGCATTTGAACGCTGTTCAAGAAGCCAATAGACAATATGACGCTGGTCGTTGCCCTAATATGTTAGTTGATGAACGTTTTGATCAAATATTTTTTAAAGACATTGTGGAAGCATTGTTTGCTACAAGCGATAAAGGCACTGCACTAAAAGTTATTGATGAATTTAGATTCTTCTGGAATCGTGTTATTGGCACACGTGGTGCAAGTGGTAAAAAAGCTATCACTGCTCATACAAATTTTGAAAACTTGTTTGAAGTTGTAGAAGCTGCACCAGTTGTTGCTCAACCAGTTGTAGAACATAGCGATGAATTTAGTGAAGACGAAATTAACAAACTTGATGAGCTAGAAACTCAAATTGAGAAAGACGATGACATTACCTGATGAAAGATATCGAGCAGTATTGCAAACAGAAAGATTTTTAAAATTGATACTTTCTACTCCTCGAGTTCCAAAAGCAATCAAAGACGGCGCTAGACATTGTTTGCGTCACTATCCTAGCGAATACGATATGAGTAAAACTGCTCAAACAAGTCCTGATATATTTGCCGAACGTATGGAAGATGTGACTCGACTGTTTAAAGCCTACGAGGAAAAGAAGAATGAGCAAGCGTAGTTTAGTAATCGGCATGGGTATAGGACAGTTGTACAAAACTGTTTTGGACAAACTTGGACACAAAGTTGTCACAGTAGACCAAGACTCTACCAAAGGAGCAGACTTTGATTCTGTTGATAAGGCATTACTAGTACATGGTTTATTTGATACTGCTCATATCTGTACTCCTAACTTTACACACTTTGAAATTGCGGCTAGGGTTGCTCCACACAGTAAAATTGTGTTTATTGAAAAACCCGGTGTTGCTACTAGCGATACTTGGACTAAACTAGTGACTGAATTTAAACAAACACGTTTCATAATGGTTAAAAACAATATGTGGCGTAGTAATATTGAAGAACTAAAAACTCTAGCTAGTCAGGCTAAAACTGTAAAAATTCGTTGGATCAGAAAAAATTGTATTCCTAATCCGGGTAGTTGGTTTACTACTAAGAAATTAGCATTTGGCGGAGTTAGCAGAGATTTAATGCCACACTTGCTAAGTTTATATGTGGCTATGAACCCAAGTTGGCAACATGACTCTGTTAATGGGCAGACTGCTATGGCATGCTGGGAATTAAAAGACATTGATAGTACAGAGTACGGAGTAGTTAATCCCAATGGCACATATGATGTTGACGATATGTGCGTTATTAACTTTGGCAATAAATGGAAATGTGCGGCTAATTGGCGTAGTATGGATGAAGAAGATAGTTCTATTGAATTCATCATGCAAGACAATACAATAGAACGCTTTGAACTAGGTTGGTGCCCTGAAGAAGCATATCATAATATGATTGTTGATGCTATTACACATATGGATGATTACCAATTCTGGCTTAAACAGTTTGATATAGATACGTGGATACACGAAAGGATTGAAAATTTATGATAGTAGATGCATTACAAACAGACGGTAAAGGTAATTTCTTTGAAGCAAAGTACAATGTACAGCCTCCCGGAGAAACAGAAATTCAAGTGGCAGCAGTTATGACTGGGATTTGCAGAAGTGACATAGATATGATGCAAGGGAAGTTTGCGTTATTACCATCAAACATGCATGGTCACGAAGGACTGGGCCAAATTATTGAAATTGGTAATAAAGTAACTGACGTTAACGTGGGAGATCTTGTGGCAACACGTGGCGAGCCTGCGTATGCAGATGTATACAATGTACGTGCTAAAGAATATGTTAAGGTACCTGAAGCTGATCCTAAATACATACTAGAACCAGTAGCATGTGGTATTAATATTATCCATCAACCCATTAGAGAAATTGCAGAACGAAGTGGTCCAGGTAAGCGATTGCTGATCATAGGCAGTGGATTCCTTGCATGGGTTGCGTATCATACAATTAAACTAAATCATTTGGATTTTGAAATCACAGTAAAAGGCAAAAGCAATAAACGTCAGTGGGGAGAACTACTTTCTGAAGAATACAGCGGAACATTTGATGTAGTTATTGATTTGGGTAGTGGCACGGATGTGTTTGATCAACCAATTGTAAACAACGAAGCGTTAATTGTATTTGGAAATCAAAAGCAAGTAAATACTGATTTTGGTAATCTACTCTGGAAAGCCTGTACTATTATGTTCCCTAGTCCAAGAACTGAAGGTTTTTATAAATGTATGCAAGATGCAGCTACTTGGATTGAAAACGGTGACATAATTGTTGATAGATTTTGGTCAAACGCATATCCTAGAGTATCACAGTGGGAACAGGCATTTGAAGAAAGTATTAATCGAAAAGCCAATCAAAGCAGAGGCTACTTGCTTTGGTAAGATTGGATTTGACTTTACATCACTAACACGCTATACTAACAACATGCTAAACACAGAAGAACGACAACAAGTTACATACTTTACAGGATATGAAGTTGAACATACCATTTGTTATGGTAAAAAGACTTTGTTTGTTGTGGGCACTCCGCCTTTAGAAGAAATTATATTTAAAGCAATTCAAAACGATTGCAAACACGTATACTTTGGTACAAGTCAAAGTTTTAATCCTCGAGCTATTAGTCACGAAGAATATAAGGCATGGGATGACGTTATTATAGGCTGTTTAAAAGAAGACTATTGGGTTACTTTAGACTTTGGTGTGGAACACATTGAAGGTGTATTGGAATCTGCATATAACGAATATCCTCGCTTTATCCCCATGATTAGTGTCAAGTTACCTTACATTAATCAACTCAACTATAATGCCACACTTAAACTGGACGACCGAACTTGGGGTGCTACCAATCCAGGCGTGTGGACACATCAACTACATGACCTAATGAGTAAAGACAAGTATACTTATTGGGATCAGTACACACAAGATACAACACTATGATTGTTGGTAAAATAGAAAATTTAAATCCTATGATTGTTAAACAAGATATACGACCGCTTAAAATGATTTGGGTCACATTTCAAAAGGAAGGCATTCACTGCTATCCCGCGGCCGCTACAGACCCTAACCTAGCAACAGGAGATCAATATGATGTATCGTTTCTTGCTAATCCTCATCGTCATATTTTCCATTTTAGGGTATGGCTTAGTGTCACCCA